AATGCAGTGAAAGTAACTATAAATGAATTTAGAGAAAAACTTTATCTACACATAAGAGAGTATTCTATGGATGGAGACACAGGACAATGGTATCCAACTAAATCAGGATTTTCTATACCAGCTGATGAAGTCAGTTCTCTCATACCCCTACTTGAAGAAGCAAGTGATGCGGTTGCAAAAAGATATATTTGGAATACGCAATTAGAATTAGAATTGGAGAATGATTATGAGTATTAAAGCTTGGAACGACGAGCAAGAAGCAGAACTCATTAAACTTTATACTGAAGAAGGACAGAAAGACGTTTATAAATTATCTGAACACTTCTCAAAAGGTTACAGAAGTGTTATAAGTAAATTAGTTCAATTGAAAATTTACGAAAAACCTGTAATTGAAGAAGATGATAAATCTCAAACAGTAAAAGTAATGTTAAGAGAACTAGAAGATATACTAAATATAGAAATTGAAGGTGTAAATCTTAATAAAAAAGAAAATCTTCAAAAACTTCTTAAAGCAGTTAAGGATAATTTTGCTTAATGGTACAAAAATATGAAAGTCACGAAGACTATATGACTCGTCGTATGAAAGAAGACGAAGACGCTTATGAAGATCGTAAATGGGAAGAACATAAACAATTACTTGATAAAAAATATATTTTTGAATCTCCAGATGGAGGTAATACTGTTTATAAACGTTTTTTAGGATCTGACTACACGCAAAGGGTAAAGGTGTGCTCATCAAAAATTAATTATAAATTTGATGAAGATAAGTATATTCAAGAAATCAAAGAGTATATAGATTCTACTTACTCCCAACATTACTCTACTAATAAATTTCAATCTACTGAAGTAATTATAGATAGAGGACATGGAACAGGATTTTGCATGGGTAACGTAGATAAATACTCTAACCGATACGGTAAAAAAGGCACAAAAGAAGATGCCAGAAAAGATTTACTAAAAGTAATACACTACGCTTTATTACAACTTTACGTACATGATACACAAGATAAATTCATATAAAGCTTTCTCAGTTCTCAAATTATTGATATATTCTTTATATGAATTATAAAGAACTCAAACAACTTATTCAAAAACATAATCATGCGTATTATGATCTAGCTGCTCCGACAATCTCGGATTCAGAGTGGGATCAACTATATGATAAGCTTGAAGCTATGGAAAAGGCTCAAGGCTGGTATGATTATGATTCTCCTACTATTCAAGTAGGTGGTACAGCTGGAAAAGTTACTCATCCATACAAGCTTTACTCTCTTCGTAAAGTTTACGATTCTGAAGAAGTTGATTCATGGATGAATATCAAACTCCCTAAAATTGACGGTACTAACCTGACTCTCATTTATCGTAGAGGCAAGCTTAAGCTTGCGCTAACTCGCGGTAATGGAGAACAAGGTGAGAACGTCACACACCTTGTAGAGTTTTTGAAAAATGCTCCTGCAAGAATTAATACAGAGTATGATGAGGTTGTTATTAATGGTGAGTGTGTAACTGACAATTACGTTGATAACTTCAGAAATTATGTAAGTGGTGCACTTGGATTAAAAGACGCTCTTGAGTTTAGAGATAGAAATATTAATTTTATTGCACATGACTGGCTAGGGGTAGAACTAAACTATCTTGCCAGAATGAATATTGTTAAAAATATGGGATTCTTTACAGTATTACATGAACGTGCTTGGGAATACCCAAAAGACGGAATTGTATATCGTTGTGATTCATATGCAAAGTCTCAACAAATTGGATATACCTCAAAGTATCCGAAGTTTGCTGTGGCTTTAAAAGAGCGAGAAGTAAAGACTGCAATTACAACATTGCAAGACGTACTATGGGTAGTAGGTCGTACAGGCACAGTGAATCCAACGGGTATTGTTGATCCTGTGATTCTGGATGACGCTACTATCTCTCGTGTAACTTTACACAATATAGGAATTATTGAAGAACATAACCTTGGTTTAGGCGATATGATTCAGATTGAAAGAGCAGGGGGCGTAATACCAAAATTTATAGGCGTTGTTCAACACTCTGAACATGGTATTAAAATTACAAAAAGTCATGCAGAACAAACAGTAGGCGCAATGACAAAAAGAGACGGGCCTAGACTGCTGGTTGCGGATAAAAACAATATTAACACGTCAAAAGTTTTAGAACACTTTATCAAAACTATTGATATTAAAGGATTAGGTCCAGCTTCTGTTCAGAAGATGGGACTAACACACCCAGTTGATTTATATGAGGATCAAAACTGGGCAAAACTTGGTGCTAACGGTGCCAAAGTAGAAGCTGAGATTGAAAGAACTAAGACAAAACCTTATAATACTGTTCTTGCTTCTCTTGGAATCCCAGGTGTGGGTAAGCGTGCATCTAATCTAATTATTAGTCACATTCCTGCGTTTAGAAATTTAAGAGACATAGAAACTACAGAAATAAAAGGTGTTGGTCCTTCAACTGTAGAATCAGTACTTTCTTGGCTTGATGAGAATGAAGAATGGGTGACAACCTTACCTCTTCAGCTAGAACAGAATGTCACAGTTGAAGAAGTTGTAGGAACACCTGCTCGTAAAGTTTGTATTACAGGGAAGCTAGATATGACTCGTGGTGATCTTGCATATCGTCTTGAAAGCAAAGGCTTCAAAGTAACATCAACAGTCACTAAAGATTGTTATGCTCTTATTACTGGCGGTGATACAACATCGTCTAAATATAAACGTGCTATTACTCTTGGTGTAAACGTAATTGATTATTGGTCAAACCAAAATGAAGTATTGTCTGGGACATTTTAATGTCTCAAATAATACTATTGAATGATGCAACATACCATAAGCACCCTCTGTCTACTAGGCCAGCGGGAGGTCATGCAATAGCCTCGGCTTTGCGTTCTGGAGGTTTTGAGTGTGAAGTAATTGATTGGTTTACGTCTTTACCAGACTTTTTTGATATTCTTAGGAATGTATCTTCAGAAGATACTAAAATATTAGCTATTAGCTCTACTTTTCTAGCTCCTGCTTCTTCTGTGGGAGAAAATAAAGCTGTCGCAGATATGACAGGTTTTGGGGTATATAAAGACGAAAACGTAGATGATGCATCTTTTCATGCAGAAGCCATATACGATAGAAATCTTTATATGTGGCTTGAGACAAAAGAAAAAGCAGAAGAGTGGTTTAAAAAAGTAAGAGAGATTCTCCCAAATGTTTCAATCATAATGGGAGGTCCAAGAGTAGCAAGAATATTCAAAATACTAGAAAAAAAGTATATTGAAGATTTACCCTTGAGAGAGGTTGAGTATTTTATAGTTGGTGAAGGGGATGACGCAGTTTTAAAAATTGCAGATAAAATTATCAACGGTAAAAATAACTTTTTGAAAACCCTTTCTATCAATAATTTAAATTTCGTATTTGCAAATAGATACGATAAACCAATACCTCCTATTACTTACACAAAAAATACTTTTGCAGTAAAAGGAGAGTGGTTACCTCTAGAAGTAAGTAGAGGTTGTAAATTTAACTGTTCTTTTTGTAATTTTGAAAAGAACGTTTATAGAAAAAAAGATAGAAAAACATTGATTGACGAGCTAACTCGTAATTATGAAATGTTTGGAACTCAAGGGTATCATATTACATCTGATTGTTTAAATGATTCAAAGCAATATGTAGATATTTTTACAGACGCAATAAAAAGTTTAAACTTTAAGATTGAATACGCCAGTTATTCAAGACTTGATCTATTTCATAAGTATGATGATATGATGGATCAACTTTTAGAGACTGGTTACAAAGCTGGGTGGTTCGGTATTGAGACTTTTAACCACGAAGCAGGAAAAGCAGCAAGAAAAGGTCTTAATCCTGATAGGGTAAAAGAACTTTTACATATTTTTAAAGAGAGATCTGAAAAATATGGTGGATTTTGGTTGAGTGTTTACTTAGTCTTAGGATTACCAAAAGAAACTGTTGAATCAACTCGTGATACTATTAACTGGTTTGTTAATAATAAAATAATTGATGAAGTTTCTGTGTCTGTTTTAGATATAGCTGAATTTTCAGAATTATTAGTTGATATGACAAGCTTTAGCGAACACTCAACGAATCCTGAAAAATTCGGACTTACAGAGCTATCGTATAATCCTTTCTTTTGGAAACACGATACGATGGATCTCAATCAAGCAATAGCTTTAAAACAAGAGTTTAAAGAAAAGATGATTAATCATAAAGTAACTAGATTTGGTGGTGGTGCTCAGAATGAGTACGGGTCAATTAGAACTTTAGGATTTACCCATGACCAAACAGTCAAGCTTCTTAAAACTAAATTAGGAAAAGCTGGGGCTAACCTTATCAATGTTGATAAAAATTTAAAAAAGTCTGTAAGAAATCAGATCATAAGTATAAGTCAAGAAAAACTTAAAAAATATAATGACTCTATGCTAAGTTTATTTATCAAAAATACAAAATAACCAAAATACTAAAATCTGTCACATTTCAGTTGCTTGTTGTTTAGTTTTTCTATAATATCTCTATATAAAGTCAAGAGACAAACAAAACTCTTGAAAATTCAACAAAACTTAAAGTTCGAGGGGAACAATACATGTCTAAGTTTGAATATACTGATGAAATGGTCACCCGTATGCACGATGTTGCAGGTTCGGGTGTAACTGAAGAAATTATCGAATCTCTTATGGAAGAATTCGATTTTCCACGTCGGTCAGTCACAGCTAAATTGCGTAAGCTGGGCTACGACGTACCAAAGAAGCCAGGCGCAGCTCCTGTCTTCTCAGCTGAAGAGACTGATGCGCTCGCACAGTTCTTGGAAGCAAACTCTGGTAATATGACCGCAGAAGAAATTGCTGACTCCTTTATGGATGGTAAATTTACTGCTCGTCAAATTAACGGTAAAGCGCTTTCTCTGGAGATGACTTCGCACGTCAAACCAGCAGAAAAGAAAGTCACACCACGCACTTACTCTGAGGAAGAAGAAGCAAAGATCACTTCTATGGTAGAAGGTGGATCTTACCTTGAAGAGGTAGCAGACGCAATGGGTCGTTCTGTAAACTCAATCCGTGGCAAGCTTCTGTCAATGGGTCTCAAGGCTCCCCAGCGTGATAAAAAGGCTGTTAAGTCTGACCCATACGAGGGTATTGAAGATATGCTCGATCAGACTGTTGAAGAGATCGCAACCTCTTTTGACAAAACAGTTCGTGGTGTAAAAACTGTTCTTACCCGTCGGGGTCTGAGCTGTGCAGATTATACACCAAAGGCTGCTGGTGAGTAATCACTAACTTAACTTTCTGATTGTTAAGGGGGATGGTGGCAACACCATCCCTTATTTATATGAAACCTTTTATACTAGACGACTTAGAAGATGCTACTTTAGATGCTATTTTAGGCTTACCGCCAAAGGCAAGAGTAGAATATTTTAAGAAAATTGCTCGTAAATACTTTCCCGACACTAAAGAAGGTTCTGACGAGTTTAATAATTTGCTAGAAAACTATAATAGTTCTTTTTACCTTGAAAAAATGTATAGATCTAACAAGTTTTTTAATGAAAAATATACAATAGTTTATACTGATAAAGGTTTTATCCGAAATGTCATCGCTGATATGTACTATGTAGATGATGATCTCCGTACTCATTAAATCACACCTTGCCCGTTGCTCCTACATTTGTTATAATACATAAAATAACAGGAGACATCTATGGCAGAAATCACAGAAGCAAAAATTCGTCAAGCTATCTGGATGATTAAAGCAAAAAAGACTAAAAAGTCTGTTTGTGAACATCTAGGTATTGCTTACAACACAAAACGACTAGACGCTATCATTAAAGAATTTCACGATAAACAAGACCGTGAAGCTGAGCTTAAAAAGAAAGCTCGTACTAAGATTTTTTCTAAAGCTGAAAAGCAAAATATCGCTGATTCCTATCTCGCAGGCGAGTCACAGTCTGCACTTGCAAAACAGTTCCACATCTCCCCACAACGTGTCAAAAACATGTTAATGGAAATGAACGTACCTATTCGGGCTCGTGGTAAGGGCAAAGCTGCGAAAGTAGATCACGTCGTTCAAGATCTTGAGGTAAAGTTCGCTAAAGGCGATAAAGTGTTTTTAGCACAAGAAAATGCTTTTGCTGAAGTACGTGAAGTATATGATGAAGACTGGTTAGAGCATCATGAAAATGGTTTTCAAAAATACTACGAAATATACCCATTCAAACCAGGACGTAATGGTATGGCAGGTAAGTATTCTGAGCCTTGTGAGGGTATACACTATGAAATCTATTGGATGCTAGAAGGAGAAGTTTTGCCTACACGTAAACTAAAAGCATTCTTGCATCAACGTGAAAAAGTTAGTAAAGTTATTGAAGATACAGGTAGAGAATCCTATCTTATCTATAAAACTGATGATTATGGCGGATATAAAACCGTCACCCGTGATAAATTATTCCCTGTTAAGGCTGGTTAATGGCAATTGACTTACAAAAACTTACTCTGCGTAGATTACTTGATACGCAGAGTAATGATCTATACTCTAAACTCCTGAATCAGTATTTTACAGGAATTAATTCTGTATTATTTGATAAAATAAAGTCTTTTTATAAGGCTAATACTCGTTTACCGTCTACAGACGAAATCCTTACTTTACGTAAAGATACAGGACTACAAGAGTATATAGAAAATCAAATCTGTTCTGAAGATAATGTAAATGAACAGATCCAAGATGAGTTTTTAGTAGCGCAACTTCAAGACTACTATATCCGAGATGAAACAATTCATTTTATGGATAAACTTGTAGATGATCTAGATGATTTAGAAAAGGTTGAAGTTGTAGATAAGTTCCAAAATCATTTACTACATCTTAATCAGGCCATACCTCATGATGATGAGCTGTATGATATTGCAGAACTTGATTTCTTCCCTTCTGAGGACGATTTCAGGATTTATCCTTCAGGACTTTCATCAGAGTTTGATGCGGTTAATGGGGGATTTGCTACTCAAGAACTTATTCTACTCGGTGGTAGAAGAGGCTCAGGTAAATCTATTATATCA